CATTTACTCCAGACGTAATATAATCGCCGAAAATAGAGGTGTCAACTTCCTGCTGTTTGGTGAAATTAACTCCCTGCTCCGTTTTGTAAATGTTGCCTTTTGGAAATTCGGCATTGTATTTGAAGCCAAAAACTGCTGAACGGATTAATGTTGTGGCATACGTTCCACTGCCGTAAATTCTAACTGATATCTCATAATCATTCAGGTTATCAGATATTATTTTTCCTTTTACGCTCTTTGCTTTCGTATCTGCTGTGGTAATAATAGCCTTCGCCCCAGTAAGTTCCTGCATATAAATAGCTATATCGAATAATCCGCTTTCATTCAGATAATAAAGAACTCCGTTTTTGCGAGCCACGATAACAAAGTAAATAACTGCTGCCTCTGTTGAGCTGAAATATTGAATTGCCGGAAGAGTGGCGTTAATATCAAAATTGATTTCCACTTCACCGCCTTGAGAGTAAGGTATTCTGACAAAATCTGATTGCAGATATTTAGCACCTGATAATTCGTTTGTATTTACCAAATAGCGGTCATCGGATGCCGTCTCATACACAGGGGTATAAACTCCGCTGCTTTCCAAATACCACGAAACTGATTTATCATTTGTTGTTGCCGTAAAACCTCCAATGGCTGTCCATCCCGTCAATGCCTGTTCAAAATCATAGTTATACGGATACAACCTACCGCCTCCATGTTCATTGAAAACCCCAACACTCGAAGCAACGGGCTGTATTTGTCTACGCGCTCCCATTGAAACTTCATCAAACGCTACCTCCTCCTGTCCATTTACAACAGTTCCTGTTTCGAGTTCTATTTTATTTATGATATACCACTCACCCTTACGTTGTATCAGTATTGAATTTGTAAGCGTTAAAATTGATTGAAGTACATCGTAACAGGAAATTGAACGCCCCTTGGTATCCTTCACACGTTGTGACGTTACCTTGCTGTCAAATATATTATCCGAGTTATCTACGTTTGTAAAATTGGCATAAGTATTCAGTGGGAGCGATAATCCAGTCATCGCTAAACATTGTTCGGCTAAATATCGCAGCGTAACCGTATCTGACGTTGATGGCAATGTAGCACCCTTTAGCGTGTTAAGCCTATCAGATGCTGTCATATTCACAATTGCAGGCACTCCAATTTCACGACTGAAAAAATCAGGAATAACAAAACCAACCCACGTCAACACCTCATCTATGTAGTACTCAACTTTTATATCTGTTTCATTTGATGTTTTTAATTCATCAATGTTGAAATTGGCAGTTTCATAAATATTTATGTCCGCGCCAGATGTACGGAAGTTCCCGCTTTTGTCCCCTTTTTCGTTGCTATATTTTAGCGTAAATGGCTGTTCAGTTCCTTCGATAACTTTGGTAACAGTTGTATCGGCAAACGTGATAATATCAAGTCGCGCAACGCTCCCGAAACGATTTTTATATGTCAGTTCAAATTTCATATTCTGTTCCGTTTTTGATTTGCACGCTCCAGCGTTCCGATTAATTCATCGTTGCCGATTTTGAAATTTACGGTGTATTCATCCTGATATTGACCTCTGTATTCAGAAGCTCCCTGTGTTGCAACTGACTGATATGAACCTGTTGCACCGCCTCCGTAATTTGCGCCGCCTCCACCTGTGGTTTTGTTTACCATATTACTGGCTGCTGCTGATGCAGCTGCTCCCAATGCTACCAACGCCACCCCTGCGGCTATTGCTGTCATCGGACTTAATACTAATTTTTTTAGTGCCAAAGCTGCAACTCCCATTCCTATCAACATGGAGCCGAACTGTTGAGCCAGCCCACCGATTGCGCTTATCAATTCACTACCGATATTGTCCCAATTTCCACTCCCAAAAGATTTGCCGATAATTTGAGCAAAGGACGTAATCCCTGATGATGACATATCTGTTAAATCTACAACCGCTTCCGCTAATTTGGTTTTAACCTCCGCCATTCCAACATCAATCTTTGAAGTGTCGATGGTGGGAGTAATTGTAAGTCCTGTGATTGCCGGTTGTGCCAATGGGTCAACTTTTCCGACCCGAACAACAACCGCTTCGGCTATTTTTTTACCTGTTTTTGTAGCCTGATCCTCTAAGTCCTTGTATGTTTTAGTAACCTTTTTAACGGCTGTTTCATGAACTGCTACGGCTGTTGTTGTTGCCTGAATTTCTGTTTTTGGTTTTGAAAAAGCGTTTGCCATACGGTCTGCAAATCCTTGAACGCTGGCTCCCCATTTTTCAAGTCCAACGGCTTTGAGAAATCCAGCCAATGTGCCTGCCATGCTTGAAACGGTATTTGTTACAAATCTTCCGATTGTCGAAAAGACATTTGAAAACTGCGACCATAAAGCGTTTAGTGCTCCCTTCATATCCATATTTACTATGGCACGAAAAAAGTCTGCAACGTTTTTGATGGTGTCCATAAAGAAGTCCAACACGGCTACGACATTATCAAATGCATTTCCGAAAATATATGTTATCGTTCCACCAATTTTTCCCCAAATGATTTGAACTGCTTCTTTAACCGAATTAAAGACGGATACAATCTTATCTTTCACATCAATAGCTAATTGTTTGATTGAATTGAATGCCTCCGCTCCACCTCCAGATGTGAAATACTCTTTTATTTTATCCCAGTTTGATATAATAAGTATTACAGCTCCGGCAATAGCAGCAACGACCAACGCTACAGGCGCGGTTATACCGCCTATTGCAGCAGATACGGCTAAAAATCCAGCTTTCAATGTTGGAAGTATCGCAATTATTTTCCCGATAATCATTAAAACTGGTCCAGCAGCAGCAACAAGTCCGGCAATAACAACACCAGTCTGTAGTATTTCAGGTGAAACATTCCGAAGTGATGATACAAATCCGCCAATGGCTGAAATAATTGGAGTGATAACAGGCAAAAGAACTTCACCGATTTGAGTGGATAAATTTTTAATCTCCGTCTGCATTTGTCGCATCGAACCACTCGCTCCATCTGCCTCCCGAGCTGCCTGTCCTTGCGCCGCACCAGATTGTTCCATTATCAGTGATAATGTAGCCGCCTGTTTAGCTGCCAAACTCATTTCATTTCCCTGTGAAACCAATCCCATTTCCAACGCCCGCGCTTTTACAGTTGCATCGTTTACAGCCATCCCGTAATTATCGAGCATGGAATTATTACCCTTCAATGCTCCTGTTAATGCCCTGACTGCATCGGCTGTCGTACCCCCGAACATAGCCGTTAAATCTCCAGCTAACATGATTAACGTTTGAGCCTGTTTGGCTGCCTGTTCCTCTGTTAGTTGTCCGATATTAACGAGCATCGACCCCATCATGTTTGAATATTGCAACGCCTCACCTTTGGCTATCCCGTATTGAGGTGAAAGATTTTGCGCCCAATCCTGCATCGCCTTTGAAGCGGTCTTAAATACCTGCTCCGTTGCCCCCATCGCATCCTGAAAATCGGCTGCCATTTTGAATGAAGCACCGCCAGCCGCCACAAAGGCAACAGTAATTAAGCTCATCCGCTGACCTATCTCGGTGAATTTAGTACCTATATTTTGAAGTCGGGAGCTGACGCCTTTTTCTAATCCGTCAATGGACTTTTGAGCCTGTTGAACGCCCTTTTCAAAATCCTGTACGTTGGCTGTTATAATCGCGGTAAAACTCATGTATTATTTTTTATTTAGTTCGGCTCGTTCTTTTCTCATCTCCTCTTTCGCTATTTCAAAGGCTTCGTTTCGCTTTCGCTTACTTTTACCGTCAATCGGCAAATACTGTTCAATCGTTTTTGGCAATGTCTTCGGGTCTAAATGGCTTCCAGTTTTTGCTTCCCAAGCTATTAACCGTGTATGCCTCCATTTTTCCCGCTCCATCCGCGACCATGCGAAACATTTTATCAGGTATTCATTCCACGGCATATCATAGAATTCATTCAATCGTAACCCTAACTCACCTAACGCAAATGATAAATGATTACGATTGAAGTCATCCTGTGGATCGGTTATTTCTTCTGGCGCGGAGCTTTCCCCTCCGCTATCACGTTTTTTGGTACGCCATCCGTCATTTGGTTTGTGAACAGTAACAATACTTCGCCCACTTTTTCACCAAATAAACCGCCTTCAACTTCATCCAGCCAATCATAAATATCATTGATAGATATTCCTTTTCCCTCCCGATTTTCGGAAGCATTTAACGCTCCATAGAAAATTATTTTTGGCATAATATCGGCTGGATTGCTTGTCATTTGCTCCGATAATTCTGTCAGCTTTACACCTGCATCGGCTAAACATTTAATGACATAAGCTCCGAAACGAATTGGAATATTTTTTCCGTTTACCTGAATTTCTGTTTTGTACATGGTTGTTTTGTTTTAGTATTTTTTTATTTATGCTTTCGGATCAACGGTCAAATAATCCCCGTTAATCGTTACGTCCATCGAAAATGTCGCATCCTCTCCCTCGCCTGTTGGATATTCGGCGTTCAGATTTGTGATTGTACCGACAAAATAAACCGGAGTACTTGTTCCTGTACCTCGATAGACACGGAAGGTTTGTTCCGCCAAACTATCCTGTAAAACTCTTAAATCATCGAGCGAGTCGGATGTAACCACTTCGCCGGATAATGATACGGTACTGGTTACGCTATTAGCTGTTGTAACCACTTTTCCTTGTGTGCAAACATTAACTTTTTCAGTAGTGTTTGTTGTGTTTGCCTCGCTTCGACTTGTTATACAAGCGATTGGAACGTAAGCGGGTGTGCCGAGTGCAGCATCCCAAAAAGCCATACGAGCGCCTTCCCATCCTGCTAAATATGTATTTGCCATTGTGTTTATTTATTAAGTGTTATTTTATACAAAAACATCTGTGTCTTGATAATTTCCATTTATTGCAATATCCATTGAGAAAGTTGCATCTTCATTTTCCCCTGCCGGATATTCAGCCGATAAACTGGTAATCGTACCTTTGAAATACTTAACGACAGTCTCGCCCGTTCCGCGGTACACTCTGAATATCTGTTCTGCGAGTGATTTTTGCAATGCCCGTAACGCTTCGAGTGAACCCGTCCCAACAACTTCACCGGACAATGAAACTGTACGTGTTACCCCAGTTGCTGTAGTTATTGTTTTTCCTTCTGTACAAGCGTTAACTTTTTCGCTTGTATTCGTTGCATTACTTTCGCTCCTGCTCGTTATGCAGGCTATTGGCACATAAGATGCTCCATCTTTGTAAGCCATCTTTGCACCTTCCCAACCTTTGAAATATGTTTCAGCCATTTTTTATGAAATTAAGTATGATTATTTTTGAAAATGATAAATTAGAATTTGTATGTTCAGCAATTGAACGTGCCGTGACAAGTTCAACTTTCTGTATGTCTGTCAATTTTGACCCCCCTCTGATGTCTCGCAAAAGATTGATAATAGTATCACCTATATCCTCACAAGTTTTCTTTTTCCCAACAAGTCCCCATTTTGTAACTACCCTAATTGTGAGGTTTAAATCAAAACGTGGATTGCAAACTGTTTGAACCGCGCTGTATTGTTCCTGTTGGTCTTGCAGCATCACATAAACCTCATCCGCTCCGTCAATTGAAGGGATCGCAACCGATGGATTTACAACCTCATCAAAAACAGGTACGGAGACATTCAGATGCTTTAACCCGCTTAATGCTGTCATTACTTTACCCCGTATTTCTGTCGCTCTATCCATCACCTGTCTTTATTTCCTGAATTCGTTTTAATTCGATTTCAAATTTCTTTGTATTTTTGAAAACAGCCGGATATAAATACGGCTTCCCTTGCAGCGTTCCTCTTCCGTTAATATAAAATTTCATCGCAATATCTTTCACCCATTGCGGATATGGTTGCAGAATTTCCCGAGCCGATAATCCTGTGCCAAACTCAAAGTATGCAGCCATATTATTTTCGCCCATCACACCAACTTCGGCTGTAAGTCCTTTATCGCTAAACCGTTTATCAATGTCTATAAAAATATCACCATCCTCTCCATTCGGAGCGTTCCTTGTTGCCTCTGCCTCAATATCTGATGCCGTATCAGCAACGGCTTCTTTTATCAACTGAATTTGCCTTGCTGAATATCGTTTCAGATTTTCTCCAGTTGTATTATAAACTTTACCCATTTGAGGTCATATCAAATATCCATTCCTGATTAAGTCGAACAGATTGAACGGTGGGGGAATTGATTATCTTGAATTTCTTCCCCCGCCATTTAATCAAATGTTTAACCTCCGGCAAAAATCCATCACGGCATTGAACACCTACCCGATAAATGGTTGGTAACTGCATTTGTGCCTGTTCAATGTTTTTCGATGATGTTAATTGTTCAATACGCGCCCACGTTGTGAGTACAGAAATCTCCGTTGGCGTATAACCTCCGTAACTATCCGCTGTCGCTCCCTCTGTGGTGAACTCAATTCGTTGGTCGTATCTTCCTAATTTCATAACATCGGGCGTTTGGATAGTCTGCGATATGTGTACAATGAACTTTCGCTTCCGGTCTGTTTTTCACCGCGTGACTGGTACATCGAAGCCACATCCTCCATGATAGCGTTATCAACTTCGGGTGTATCTGTCTGTTCACCGATAATTCCCCAAGCCTTGATTTCAGCCGAGTAAATCAATGACTGTAAATAATCATCGTTATCGGCAAAATCAATGTTTAGATTTCTCTTTATATTTTCTAACGTTACCATGATTTATCGTCTATTAAGGTGCTGTTTCCAGTGTTTTAATCCTCGCTGACAGTGCCACAGCTAACGCCTGAATGTTGGCTGCTTCTGCCAGTCCGCTTGTCTCATCGGCTGCTATTGCGTGATCGTGATTACCTGCGGCTGCCTTTGTGGCTGTCGTGCCGATTGCTCCCGATTGAATAGTTGCCCATGCTGTCGCGGCTGTAGTCCCAGATGCTATTACAGTAGGTTTTCCGGTTATGTCGCCCCATGCTGCTACAGTTCCGATAGTTCCCAAATCTGCAAATGTACCCACGCCATTTCCTTTTTTTAGAACTCCGGTATCAGAAGTAAACAGCATATCATTTTCCCTGTAGACTTTCGCATCAGTCGCAAAATTTGCGGCTGTATCTACGTATAGTTTTATGTTGTATTTTAACTTTGCCATCTCGTTTTTTTTGTTTTAATGAGAGGGTGAGTTTCCACACCCTCTCAAATTAATACTATACTGCAGGAACGTAAGTTCCCTTAACCAATGCTCTGTCGTTGAAAATAGCCATCGAAACACGTTCTTCAATTCGGAACATTACCTTGTTGGCTTTTGCAAGAGTTGCATCTTCGAACATCCTGATTTCGGGGTTCATCCTACGTAAGAACATCACTGCATTTTTATCAAATGCTAAGAAGTCGTTAGCTGACATCGAAGTTGTCGGGATAGTTTCCAAGCCTGCAATTGCCAATTTGCCGTTTCCGAATGCTACGGAATTTGAAGGCAAATCGTATTCACCGCTTCCGGCTGCTTTGTTCAAACCTACAGTTACGACATCGCGAGGATTAAGCAGTACGTTTGTTGGATTGTAAAAATCATATGTTCCTGACGGTATTTGCCCAAAGGCTGCATCGATAATCATTTCGGTAAAGTTAGTTAATGAACCGTCGTAAGCAGTGGCATTGTCGAGCAGTCCGGCTACGGGATTTGTCGAAGTGTCGCTTGTGCCGTTCAACACAAAATTATTCTCAGCAACTTTCAGGCTGATCAACAATTTTTGTTGCAGGTATGTAGTTAACCAGTTAATGTCGTCCAGCATTTCGCGGTCAACAACAACATAACCAGCCAACCATTTGAAGAATGCACTCTGTGAGGTGAAGTCAAAATCAACCTGTGCTTTATCACCGCTTCCAGTCCAATGAGCCACGCCACCTTCACCGCCGTTTTCTTTCGGGTAAATAACCGAATTAGCTGTGGATGTAGTTGAAGGCAAAATATCTGCCAACCAAACACGGTTGTAAGGGTTCCAAATTAACCCCTGATTAACCTGTTGACGAAAGGGTGCTGCTGCTGGGAAATTGGTCGCAAAAGACATATCGCCAACGGTTTTCATTGTCATAGTTACCTCTGAACTTCCCTTCTTGAAATTCTGAATTGACTGCGCATTTTCCTTTATGGCTTCTGCTAAATTTTCATTGAAAGTCTTTTCGGTCTTTTCAACTCCGATCTGTTTAGCTTCTTTCACTGCTGCCTGCAATTTCTGCATTTCTGCATTGTGTTCAGCTTTCATTGCTTCGGCTTCTTCTTTTGAAAATATACCTTCAAATTTTTTAGCCATTTCAGTAACTTTTTCCTCAACAGCTCCAACAACCATAACGGCTGCATCTGTTGCTGTTTTCTTTACGTTTTCCAACGCTTCCTGTTTTTCTTTTTCGATATTTTCCATCTTGTTTTTTTTGTTTTTTAAATGTATAATCTGTATATGTTTGTGATCAACGGCTCAACTGTTTGAGTGGTATCGGCTGTAGGCTGCTCCGGCTCTTTCGTTTTGAGTGTCATAAATGTTTCTAATGATTGCAATAAATTATCTGAAAATCTTTCGTTGTATGCCTTTTCAATCACTCCCCAAAATTCTTCCTGAGTAGGTTCTGTTAATTGCTTAACCGCTTTCACAGTGTCAATTAATGATAGCCCATTTGCAGGATCATCGGTTGTGAGTACTGATATCTCACGAAGCTTGTATTCCTGTACTTCGGGTTTGTTTTTCGGATTTCGCTTCATGATATAACCACCTATTGACATTCCGCTTTCAAATCCGTTTTCAACTAAAAATTTAACCTCATAAAAAGTGTCGCGCCCTAAATCTGTATCCATTAACATCTTTATTGTTGCCCCCAATCCGTAAGGATCGGTAATATCCAGCTCCAACGGTACACCTACCAGTTGAGGTGTGTGGTTTTTGAATATCCTGATTTTCTTTGCCCGTTCTGTTGCAGTTTTCGCAAATGAACCGAACAGGGAAATGTCCCCATCACTATCTTTGATATTGTAAACATTTGCATATCCTTTGATAATGCCTTTTTCAACGTCAATATCTTTTAGCTCCGATAAATTCTTATAAATTAATTCTTCCATAACATTTAGGTTTTATTTCATTCGTCTATAAAGTACCTGACATCCGCAATTTATAACATTCCCCGCTGATGCTGATTGATCGTGTGGATACATCATTTTATCACTTTCACCCGTATTCGGGTTGTTGACAATAAACGGAACATCCTTCGGGATTACCTTTCCATCATCGAGCGACATATGCCAATCGCGCGGGTCTTTCGCTCCCCTATGTAGCCATATTTTGCCAATCTTCATTCCTGTCTCAGTTTCCCAGTCATCGGCTGATTTTGTTTTGGCTAAATTAACCGCTTCACCTGTTTCTGTTCTCGCTATCATCCGGGCGCGTTGCTTCGTTGCATTTCCTTCCATGACTTTCAGTATTCTGTCGGCTATTTGTGTTTTCGTTTCACCAGCCGTAGCGCCGTCTAATGTCACATTCCTTAACCGTTCCCTTGTTGTATCATCAATATTTGTAACGCGCATCGTTAATTTCTCCATCATAAAATCCTGTATCCAACGTTTCCATGTGTCAATGAAAAAATTAGTTTTCTTTTCGAGCGTATTGTTTTGAAGTTGGACCCATTGCCGTTGCAAATAGTCTGTCATCAATACCTCGTACATCTCATTAACCACTAACCTCATCGAATTATCTAAATCACCCGTTTCAATATAATGTTTCGTTTGGCTTATTAACGCCTTCCGGATTTTGGCGGTGTACATCTTTTCGTAAGCCGTTTGCCGTCTGTCCTCTAACTGCGAAAATCGTTTCAGGTTCATACGTTTACATCAACGCTATAATCGTTTAACGGAACTAAACCAGACTGTATAAATACCTGATTAG